ACGTGTCCCTCCTTGGGGACCAAGGTTACATAACCCCCCGCCCTATGTCAAGCGGTGGCGCGCCGGCAACATGGCACGGGGTTTGCCCGGGCACGGTTCATGCCAATGGAGGGTCGTATGTTGCCTATTGACAGGCTGAGAGTTGTGTGCGTCACAACTGATGATGCAATCGGATACGCACGACGCGAGGCGCTCTCTCACGACCTCGCGCAACGCGCGCTCCTCGAGCGCGTGGAGTTCGTCGTCGCAATCTCTCGCGAGAGCCTAAGCGTGCCGAGCTGGACGCGCTTGCGTCATCCGCTCCACTACTGGTCCGCGCTACTCACTCATCGTCGCGAGGTCGCGCGTGCAATCAACGACGCACGACACGCACTCCTCTTGTTAGAGGACGACGTGTTGTTGGACTCTGATTTCGTAGCGCGCGCATCAATACTAGTTGATGCTGCTAACGACGCCGCGCGCCGTGGCTTAGTCCCGACTCCGCAACTGTTTATGTTCGGAGGCAAACACAAAGTTGAACCTGAGTGGCATCAAGGCTTTGCGCGTTGCCTCGACACGGTTAGCAGTCATTGCGTCATGTTCATTGGTGACGGCCTTGAACACGCGCGCCGCATCCTGCATGACGAGGCGCACTTGAAGTCTCCGGCGTATGTGCGCGCGAACGGAGCGCCGCGAGGACACGAGGTTGACCAAGTGTATGCGGAGAGAATGCGGACGGAGCTCGCTACGTTTGGACCTCGTGGCCGTTGGCTCGCGCACCAACGGGCGGGGGCGTCAACGTCTCGGACGTATTACCCTGGTTCAAATCCGGTTGTTTGGCCGGTCTAAGTGATTTCAATAGCACCTGCAATTGATACACACGCCCGGCCTCCGCTGCATTGATACCGAGGGAGGGCCGCGATATGAGCGCGGCGAGGTCGTCTATATCTCGTTGTTCTAGCTCGAATAACATAGTTAGTGAGTCGTTGTAACTGTCGTTGATTGACTAGTTGACGTGGACGTGGGCGGCGTTGACGAGGAACTCCGCGTTGCAGAAAGTGAGATTGACGGCGCCTTGGGACTCGCGTTGCTTGAGAGTGGTGGCGAATTCATTGGCATGACGAATGTGAGGTCCGGCGTGTCCGCGCTTTGGCACAACGGCGCCGTTGTCGGCGTGAGTTGCAAACTGTTTGCGTCGTAGGTTGGTTTGTCTCCTTGGCGCCATCCGATTGTGTAGCCGTTCCATGACCACCAAGTTTGATCGTCCGCCTCCGCCCACGTCATCCCCATGACGTTCACGAGCATTATTCCGTTGCCGTACACACCTTGTCCGTTCAAGAGAATTTCGTATCCGCCCGGCGAGTAGAATGCGGTCCCGAAGGTCCACGCACCCTCGGTTGTTTGCATTGATGCACACGAATACGTCGATATTACCCAAGCGTGACAGTTCCACTGTCCATTTTGGACGAAATCATAGTCCTTGGTCGTTTGCGGGAACGGAATCTCGTCATTGACGAGCCAACCGCCGGCCGCCGGCGACGAGGCGCCGAGGCCGCATTGGAGGCGCCAGCTCTTGAGGAGCAATAGGTCAAGGGTTGTGCCGTCCGTCTTTTGAGTCGGTGGAACAATCACTACGCCGTGGACCTCCGCGAGAGCTGTTAGGGACAAGAGCAAACCGCACAACGCGAAGCACGCACGCTGATATCTATTGCGGCGCACGCCGCCACGGCGAGCGAGAGCGCCGCCAACGCGGCAAGGAATCGTGTCCTGTTCACACATGCTCCCTCCGGAGTTGTTCGAGCCACGGCCTATATACGTCGCGCCAATACGATCCGCTGCGCACATCCGCCGGCGAGACGCGGAGAGCCGCGAGGAGTTCGAGGTCAAAGTGTACCCAACCATGCGCCTCGATTGCTTGCGCCGGATATCCTAGCAACTTCGCGTGAACGGTAGCCGTTGAGTTCCACGCTACGGCGCCCGAACAACCTTTTAGGTCGTCCTCGAGCGAGGGTTGCGGTCGGGGCTCGTTCCACATTCGCGGATGCTGACGAAATTTCCGTTTCGGTTTCGTGAGTTCATCCGCGAGCCACGCATCGCCGCCCGGCGTATACCACACGTCCACAAGTCCTTGGCGTTGTTGCTCCGTGCTCGATACATGGCCGAGCACTAGCAACGGTCCGCCTTTCTTGGCCTTGCTTTTGGGGAGGTGAAGCGTGCGGAGTTCCGCCGGCGCGGGATACTTGCCGAGGTGTCCCCAATTCCCAAGTTGAAAAATGCGAGCTCCGGTGTTGTCGCCGGGCGCGAGCGCGAACGGGTGCGCGTCAATGCAAATCACGTCCGCCGCGCGGCCTCCGGTATCGCGCGATACTTGCTCCGCTTGAGGCCATCCCCAACACAAGTAATAGTCCGCGCCGGTATCAAACGTGGAGGTTATCTCGTCGCCACTCGCGGCAATGGCTTCCACGAGCGTTTCGATGTGAGGACTTTTTCGGACGCCAATTCTCACTTGACGAGCGGGGAGAGCGCGATTTGACTCGCCTCTCCCGGCGCCGCGTCCGTGGGCGCTTTAGGTTGCGTGTTGTACAACTCCTGGTCCAACACGCGTCCGCTCATGAGAGGGTCCGGAGCTGTATTCCCGCCGGGCGTTTGCGGCGGGAAAATTCCGTCCGCGACGTTGAGGATTCGATTGACAACGGACGTCGCTAGCCGTTGCGTTCTAAATGGGATGCTCACTTGATTTCGTCCGTGTTGCGTTCGGGAAGACCAAAGGCGCGATGTCGGAGGAATTGCGGGACGTACACTCCTCTGACAGTTCCTTGCGGCGTCAATTCTTGCGGCGCAACGGCGAGTCCTTTGCGTGGATCGACGGAGGTCAGTACGTCAAGGCCAACAGCTCCGGCCGCTGCAACGGTCGCCAGCGGATAGAGCATGGCTCCGCGAACCATCCACGGCGCCCAACGGCCGGCGGTCGTTAGGCCAGCCATTCCCGCCGCCGTTTTGATCCAATCGGGCGTATTGTCATTGGCAACCTCGAACGCCGCTTTGGTCGCCGCCGCCGCTTTCTCTACGGCGCTAGGCGCCCCGGCCGTCTTGTCCCCGCCTCGATCGCCGCCCCCGCCGTCGGCCGGCTTTGGAGGGCCTCCGGTTGAGTCCGGCGCCGGCTCAAACGTGTCAACGTGCGTCCCGGCGGTGACGCGCTCCGGGTCGCCGCCGTAGGCCGTGGCAATCTGCCGGGCGCTCGTGATGTATCGCTCGCGTTGCTTGTCTAGCGATGTCACGGAGTCGCGGATTATTTGGTTCACGTCCTTGAATGCGGCCGTGTCCGGAGAGCCGAGAGCACGCGCGTATTGCGATTGCAGTTGCGTGACGAGTGAATTGCCGGACTCATAACGGCCGGACGGATCGCGCTTCGCGGCCGGGTCGATGGCCTCAATCACTTGATTGAACGCCGCGAGCCTCTCCGTGTTGCTAGCGTTGGGATTGTTGTTGAGTGTGAAAGCGTTCTCTAATGCGTCTTTGGTCGTGTCTATCGGATTGAGTTTTTGCCACAACTGAGCGGCGCCGGCCGTGTCGCGCGTATAGCGTTCCTTTTCGGCGGCGACGTCCGTTGAGGCTTTGAGGTTCGCGGCGGCGATGTTGTCGGAGGTCACTTGCTTTGCGTAATCACGTTGGCTCGCGAGGACGCCGGCTTGCAGCGCTAGGCCGTTCTTTTGCACCTCCGGATCAGTCGATAGCATCCAATCGCGCGCCGTTTTTGCTTGGCGGTTCATCGTATCGAGCTGGTCGATATGGTCCAAACTCGGCGCATCCGCGCGTAGCTTGTTCGATTGATCCGTGTAATCCGAATACCCTTGTTGGACCGCAATTTGTTGGTTGGCTTGTTGCTGGACTTTTTGCACGTTCGCGAGCGCGGTCTTTGCATCATAGACACCTCGAGCCAACAAGGTGTCCGCGTCGCTCTTGAGTTCGGGCGTGAGGTTCGGATTTTGGTTCACAGCCTCTTTAGTTGCGTCCATCATTCCGCCAATCACTTTCCGTTGCGTATTGAACGATAACGCGCCGCCCGTGGCCTCGTCGAAGAGGAGCTGTATTGGACCGAGGCCGCCGTGTTCCTTTTTGAATTCATCGAACATTAGACGTGGACCTCATAGGTAACGCCGAGAGCGCGCACGGAGCGCGCGCGGCCTTTTAAGAGTCTACGGTACGCGCGCAGCGAAAGGCCGTTGATATCGAAACCCTGAAACGTCCGCAAGCCTCCGTCGTGCGCGAACTGGATACACTCGTCCAAGAGTCCCGCTAAAACGTCGCCGGCCTCCGCATAAAAGTGGATGACGACGCACGCATTGACGAACGCGGACCGATTGTTCTCCGCAATCAGAAAGCCGGCCTCTTGAATGAACAACGCCACGTCCGGATCGTGGAGGCGATCCTCCAACTCCGCCACGGCCTCCGGAATGTTCCGGACCGTGGGCGCCGTCTCGAGGCCGCGCCGGAGGAGGTCGCGGAGCGCGGACGTGTGTATTTTCGTTACTCTCAAATTGTTTTTTGCAAGTTGAGGCCCACGCCGCCGGAGATACCGAACGACGAGCCGGTTGACTGTGCCGTGGACGATGACGACGAGTTGCCAACGTCGAATCCATAGGATTGCGAACCTTGCGTGTTGAACGAATTCGCAACGGCGTTACTTACTTGGCTGGAATTCGTCAATGTCGTTGGACCGCCTAGAATCGATGAGAGAATTTGGTATGGCTGAAGTCCCGCCGTGCTTGCGCTGGAAGCCAAACCAAAGAGCGATTGGAGAGCCGAGAGGCCGGTTGCGGCGCCCGTATTCGTCACGTCCGCTAGCTTCCCGGCGGCGGCGTCCTTTTGAGCCTGGTCCGCCGAAATGATGGACGCGGCGCCAGTGGAGAATTGCGAGGCAACGCTTTTCGCGGCCTGGCCGATTTGCACGGCGTCGCGCGAGCCGCCGAGGGTTCCCGTTGCCACGCCGCCGGACTTGATGCCGGGTAGCAATTGCGTGTTGAACAAGTCCCCTAGTTGTTGCTGCAACACTCCCAATTGCGCGTCGCGCGCCGTGTTGTCCGAGGCGCGCGCGGCGAGTTCGGCGGTCCCGGCATTGCCTCCGCTCAAGGTGTCGAGAAAACCGAGGCCGCCGGTAAAAAGTTGATTCGCCGCCGTGGAAATGCCGCCGGTATCCACGCCGGCCGCCGCCGACGCGGCGCCGCCGTAAAGTTGTTGGAACAGGTCGCCGAACGCGATTTGCTGCGAAGATCCGCCGACGCTGGATGAGGTGGATGTACTCCCGCCCGTGCCGAAACTCGACGCCGTGTTAAAGCCTAGTTGCGACGAGTCCGATTGGCTCGAGGAGGTGCTCTGTTGCTTCGATTTCGAAAAAGAGCCGCTCACAACTTGTGCCACCCTCCACCGCGTCGCTCGTAAAGTCCGGCGCCGGTTCCGCCGGGATTCCAGTTGGTGCCGTCCGCGAAAACGACGTCGCCGGTTTGATACCTTTCAGGTTCGGCGGCTAGCGGCGTAAACCGGAGGCCATTGACCTCCGGCGCCGCGAGCGCGTTGGCTATCTGTCGCAATTGCGCCGCTAGCCACGCCCGGAGCCCGATAGGCGCGTCCGAGGGAATGGCGGTCGGTTCATACATAGCCGCGAAACTCGTGCTCTATATCGAATCCTGAGAGGCGCCATACGTCCGTGTCTTGGCCTCGGACCTCCACGGAGAGGAACCGGCCGAGCGAGCGCACATTGACGAACGACGCCGGCGGGACGAGCGTGCGCTCCGCCTCCCAATTGATCGCGTCAGTTACGGAGTTTCGCGCGCCCACGCGCACGTAAAGAGTGCCCGGCGTCTCGTTCGTTCGGACGTGGACGCGGCGCGCGAATTTCATCCGCTCCGGCGCTCCCATAGCGAGATCGTGCCGATACACGTTCGCAGCAATGGACGTCGCTGTGTCGTCGTTCTCCGCGTACAGGCTCACTGAGTTCGCGCCCGTGACGAGGCGCTCAACCGCCAATGAGAAATTGGCCGAGTTCCATGCGGAGTTGTCGTCGTCCCACGGTTGAGAGTCCACGTCCCACGATTCGTCCGGCGCCGTGTCGTTGATGATTCCAACCTCGCCGCACGTCATTTGCGTGACGTCGCGAATTCCCCACGCGTCCGAAGCGATTTCGTAAACAATGGCCTCGTTGCAATATGTGTTGCCGGTTGTCGGATAGCAAATCCAAACCTCTCCGCGCGCGCGGTCGTGCATCACAAAGAGATTTTCGTAACTTGCTTGGTCTAGTTGCGAGAACAAGTAGTCACGGACCCGGCCTTGCGCGACCGATTGCCAAGTGGTCCCATCCGTGAGGAACACATCACCGTCCGCCACAACGAACACTTTTCCGCCCACGTCCACGGCGGCGTGGCGCGTGAGCGCCCCTCGGTCCCCGTCCAAGAGCCGGAGCGAGAATATCCGCGCGCTTCCCTCGAGATAGTTGACGCCGTACGTGCTCGAACGCTTGAACAACAAAAGTGTGTCCTGTAGTGGAACGCCGCACATGCACGGTCCCGGCGTGTCCGCCGCAATCGCGTCGCCGGCCTCGTTGGTCGCAGCGGCCGTCCATGTTGCCGGGACGTCGCCGGGAGGCGCCGCGTCGCTCCAAAGGAACTGACTCTCAAAGTGCCCGGAGGGTCCGTCGATATCGAGCGCGAAAAGATGAAACTTAAACGCAACGAGCGATTTGCAAACCGTCCCCGCCGGCCATCCCGGGAGGTCCGCCGCCGGCGTGCCAACGTCTCCCGCCCAATAGCGCGGCGCATCCAATCCGTTCGTAAAACACGGGATGTTGTTGAGGAGCGTTGACGACCATTGCCACGGAGACGAGACCGCGGAGAGCGCGCTCCCCGTAATTGTGTTGATGTTGCTCGTCTCGAGCGCCTCGATCGAGGCCGTCCCGAACGTGAGCCAAAAATTCGACTCTGTGACGCCTCCCGGAGCTCGCACGTTGAGCAAGTGAAAAACAGGGTTTACGTTGTTTTGCGTGTAACACTGACGGCGGCCCGCGATCCGCTCCGCGAATCCGTTTCTAAACGAGACGTTGCGCGCGAGCGTGTAGAAGTCCGGGCCTACCTCGTTCGCGGGGAGATCGACCGCGACGCCTCGCGTCGGTCTGACTTTGATTGTGCGCTTCGGGAACGTCACGTTGCGACCGCCGACACGGTGACGTTGCCGGTTGCAAGTGTGTTGCCGCCGAGTTTTAGCGTGAGCGTGAGTACGCACGACGCCGAGCCCGGCGCCGCAAGAACATGGCCCCAACTTTTCGCGGCCGACAGCGGCAAATCCGAGTCGAGCGCGACGCCTGACGGCGTGGTGCCGGAGACTTTGTGCGCGCGTATTGTGTAGCTGCCGCTCGCGAGCGAGGTCGGATTGATCCATTTACCAATCGTGCCGCCGCCTCCGGTCGCCGTTTTCGTGATTGTGCCGTTCGTGTTGAAGTCGATGGAACACGAGTCGGCGCCGGCGTGAGTGTCGCTCACGGTGCCGCCGGCAAATACGCTGTACGCCACGCCGCCGATTGCCGCCGCCGCGAGTACGCCGCCCATCAGCTCGCCCCTACGCCCGACAAAACCCAATTGTTCGCGCTCACTTTGAGAATAGTGACCATTGAATTTTGCTGAAGTGTAGTCGGCGAGCCGCCCGGTCCCATTAGCGTCATCGTCACGCCGCTTCCATATGCGAGCGCAACGGTGTCGGCAATTCCGCCGATTACGATAACTATTGCCGTGCCGATAGGCCACGCGACCGTCGAATCGTTCGGTAGCGTAATCGTGTTGCAGCTCGCTGAATTGACGGTGACGCAACCGCCGCAATCAGTGAGCGCGAGCGTCACGTCGGCGGCGCCCGAGAGTCGCGTCGGAATACCCTTAAATCCGACCTCGCTCGCCGAAGCATTCGGCGTCGAGAGGTTGCCGGTAAAACCGAGCGTCGTTGCGGCTAGGTCGATTTCCGTGATTGTCGCGCCGGAGCGAGTCATCAAGACGCCATTCGCGATGCCGGACCCTCCGTCCGTGTAGGTCGAACCCACGGCGAATTGCGTCGCCGTAGCGGTACCGAGCGCCCATAGCTTCTCGTTAGTTCCGGCCGCCGTGTCGTACAGGTACGTGACGACGGTCCCGGCATTCGAAAAGACTTGCCCGGACGAGAACGTGTTCGCTGCATTGAGCCTAGGGATGTTCGCGGAGAGGCGCGCGTCCGCGACCGTACCGCTCGCAAGGTTGGTCGCGTTGAGCGCGGTGAGATTCACGCCGCTCGCGGCGGGAAGTGTCGCGGGGAATCGCGCGTCGGGAACCGTGCCGGACGCGAGATTGGACGCGTTGAGGGCGGTGATACCGGAGCCGGCGCCCGTAAGCGTGGTCGCCGCTACGGTTGAGGCCGTGAGTGTTCCGCCGATTGTTGGAGACGTGTCGAGGACGAGCTTTCCGCTCCCCGTCTTTCCCGTCACGCCGTGGACTAGGGACAACTCCACGTCCGTTGACGACACGGCGCCGGCCACGGCTCCGAAACTTTGAACGAGCGCCAACTTGACGCCGCGTATGTGGTCGTCACCTTGGGATTTAGGGTCCGTTGCGCCAACCGGATTCGCCGGATTTAGCGTGCTGATATAGGTGAAGGTTTCGAGGCCCATTTAACGCCCCCTCGAGACTTGGATTTGGCCGAAGTTGTACCACGGGAGGACGGAGCCGCCGCCGATTCGCCGACGCGTGGCCTTGTTGAGTTCGTCCACGACGCGCGAGAACGTATCGAGGCACGACGCCGCGAGTTCCAAGTCCTGTGAAAATTGGTACAGGTAATGGAGCGAGCCGTATATGTACACGTCCTCGTGATACGTGAGGAGGTCATTGCTCGCGGTCGTCGCGAGCGCCTCCGGCCATCCGATAACGACGAGCTCCAGCTCCGCGCCTGTCGCCGGGACGCCGCGAAATTCGATTTGTTGGCCGGCAATTGCATAGTGGAGAGGATCCGCGTCCGCGCGCAGCTGACGAATACCGGACACGCCGACGTTTTCGAGCGGATAACTTTCGCCGCTCGTGCTTGTCGTCGCGTACGCGGCGCGCACCTCGCGCACGCGCCCGGAGAGGTTGTATAGGCCATCGCTCGCGCGGTCCGTGTCCGTGAGCGTGGTCCGGATTTCGAGCGCCTCAACTTTCGTGCGGATGAGCGACTCGCATTGGCGGATGAAGCCGGGACATTGCGTGGCGAGGTCGTCCCGCTTGGCCTGGTCCAACAACCACGCTTGGAGGCTCGTGTAATCAAGGCTCATCGGCGCACCAACACTCCATGATGAGTCGGAGACTTGCGCCCCTCATAAGCGTTGATGACGTACGGGCGTCCCTCCTCGGTGCGGAGGAACCGTTGCCACGCGCGCTTGCGTTGGTCGCTGTCGCCGAGCCGTAATTCCGGGTACTTGAGAATCCAACGCCAGTAATCGATTTCCGGCATTGACCATTGCACGTACCCGGATTGGTCCGGCAACGCGCCCGTCGTGCGCTCGCGGCGGAGCCTCTCGTTTAGCTCAAGTATTCGCCGGCGTTGTGCGAGCGCGGGACGTGTTAGGAGTCGCATTGGCTTACCTTTCCGGCGCCGGGCGCGGGGATTCGGGACCGCGCCGGGCGCCGTACTCGGTTCCCGACTCTAGGCCGTGACCGCCGTTGTCGGTTTGATGTCCCGAATGATTGCGTGCGCGTCCTCGCGGTAGGGTTTCGTCAACCACTCCACGGCAATGTGGCGATCGTCGTGGAGCGCGGACTTTTTGCCGAGGTCCACGATGTTGTAACCCACGAGATACGCCAGCGCGATCATGTTGGGATCGAAAATGAACACGTCCGCGCACGTTGCCACGTTCGAGGACGTACCGCCGCCCGTATACGTCTGTTGCGTGCGGTTCGGAACAAACGTCAGTTGGAAACCGAAGTCCGAAATCACGCCCGAAAACCAACCTTGGCCGGTTTGGGCCGCCGGCGGGTTATTGGCGCTCATCGTGGCTTGCGGCGTGGCAACCTTGATCGTCCCCGCGACGATAGCTTGGTTGAGTCCTTGGATGAGCGCGGGAACGCTCATGATGTATTGAACGTTGGACCTCTTGTTGTACACGTTCAAAAGTTGCGTGGTGACGAGCGCCCACGAGAGCGCCCGGCCGACGCCAACCGTGGGCGCGTCCACGACATGCGTTGACGTGTTGTAACCGGCTTCGGCGCCGCCGCTTCCGTGGCTAAAGTTGGTTTTGATCCACGCCGAAAAGCCGGCGGTTTTTTGCGCAACGTTGTTGTTGTTGCCAACGACCGAGGCTTGGTGCGTTAGAGCGATGGCCTCCACGTCCTGTCGAATCGCCATCAACTCTTTGTGCGTTTCGTACGCCAGCTCGTCCCCGCCTTGCGTGGCAGTCGCGCGCGCCGTGCTCGAAACCGTGATGTAACCGTCGCAAATTTGCGCGCGATTTTGGACCCTCGAGCCGGTTGGCGTTTTCGGCGAGGCCGGATCGTCGCCGGCGATCTTCGCGTTGCTCGTGGACGGCACGCGCACGTCATCGAACGTCCACTCGTGCTTGTCGCTCTCGGTTTGGTCCGTGCCGATAAGGTTGGTGAACGGCGTATCCGCGACCGTTTGCAGAAAGAAAACCTTTCGGAACAAGTCCTCGCGGACGAAACCGCCGTCTGTGAGCGCGCGTAGGTCAACGACGTCAATTGCATCGGATGGAAAGGCCATGTTGGTTCCCCGTTAGGCCGCCTCGCTAATGCTTGCGCGAGGCGGCGAGATTGATTGCCGCCCGAAAATCGGCAACCCCCTGTTCAACGTGACCGACGTGCCTTCGTTCCTTGGAATCCCCCGCGCTCTTGGTCCCGCGCTTGCTGGACGTGGGCGGAGTTTTCCCGGTTCGCTCTTTGATGATTGCGAGCGCCGCGCTCGTCCTCTCGGCGAGTTGCTGCGCGTCACGCAAAAAGCGAAACACGTTTGCATCGAAATTCGCGAGTATGAAATGGTCCCCGATTCCATAACCCTTGAGATGCTCTGTGATGGCCTTGAGGTCGCTCTCGCGACGTACAGGCTCGCGCCACTCCGGAATGTCCTCGAAAATTTTGGTGCGCGCTAGCGCCCGTTTTTTCTCAAGGTTCGCGCGGAGTTTCGTCATAGCCTCCGGCTTGAGCGAATCGGCCGGGAGGTTATCGAGCATTTCGCGGAGTTCGTCCTCGGCGGACACTTTCTCTCGCTCGAACGCACGGCGGTCCTCGTCTAGCTTGAGGTTTGCCACCGCAAAATCGTCGCGTTGCTTCATGAGGTCTTTGAGTTGTCCGAGCGTGAGAGGCTTCTCCCCCGCGCGCGAACTCGGAACCTCAATGGCATATAGCGACTCGGCCTTGACTCCTAGCGCCTCCGCTAGTTCGCCAAGGTTTTTCGGCTCTTTCGGTTTGCCTTTCGCCGGCTCGTCGCCGGAATCGGCGTGGCTCTCGCCGCCGTCCGCCGTATCGCCCCCGCCCTTGAACCCATTGAGCAATTCGGAGAATTGCTCGAGGCTCGTGCGCGCCGGCGCTCGTGGCGTGGAGTCCGCCGCCGGCGTGGAGGTGGCGCCGCTCTCCGGCGCGTCGCTCGTCGTGTCGTCGTTCATGCTGCTTTACCTTGTGGAACCGTCTCCGGTTTCGGGAGTTTCGCGCTCTCGCGCTGTTTGATGAGTTCGGTAGTTGCGCCGCCCACGATTTTGGCCTCCTCGATATCGGAGCCGAGAACGTCCTTCCAATAGTCGTGTTGCAGCGAGGAATCGTGCTTGTATTTGTCGAGAGCGACGCGAGTCTCCTCCGTCCCGATTGCACGGTCCATGAGGTTTTGGCGTTGCTGGTCTTGTTGTTGTTGAGCCTGTGCCTTTTGCTGCAACGCTTGTTGCGCCGGCGCGCTCGTGGGATCGATCCAATACTGTTCCGGGTTCCGGAGGTCGTTCACGCGACACCATTGCATGACCGCGCGATAAAAGCCCGGCGCGTCCACGAGGACTCCCTCCATCCCCATGTTCGCGAGTGCGATTTGGCTTTGGAGCATTTGGCCGAGCGCGCCGGCTTGGCGTTGGCGCTCGCCGGGACTCATGCCAATTCGGACCGTGACGGCGGCGCGCGGGCGCCATGCGGACGGGTTGGCTTGTTGCCATCCCCCGGTCCGCCGTATGGCGACCGGCTCCGTGATGTTGCGACGTATCACCTCGTGCGCGAGCAAGTACAGCGAGCGAATCAACGTCATTGCAACGGTTTTCGTCATGAGCGCCGCAAGTTGCTCCATCGTGGAGTAAGCGCGGTCCAAACCCTGTGAGCCGAGGCGCGTGTTTGGTCCGCCGAGCTGCGCCTGTCCGCTCGCTAGCTCCAACGCGGACCCTCCGAGTTCGGATCGTTCGCGCTTCAGCGCCTCGATATTTTGCAGAATGTTCGCGGAGTTGTCCGCGACCTGTAGCGGCATGACGGCGGCGCGTATGTCCTCAACGCCGTCCGTCCCGCCCTTGCGCACCCGTATTCCGCCGTTCGGGCGGCCGTCTCCAACGTCGTCCGCGTTGGTTGGTCCGTCAAGGTACGCGAGCCGGTTTTTTGTAACGGCGTTGACGTTATCGTAGAGCGCGCGTTTTAACCCTGTGTGCTCGTCCTGAGTCTGCCGTAGCTTGTCGAATTGGCTAATCCCCGTCGTGCGATTCGGCATGAGGAGCGCGACGCCGTTCGCGAACGGGACGACCTCCTCCGGATCGTCAGAAAGAATCGTGCCGTCGTCGTAGTGGAAACAAATTTTCCGCCGTTCGGCGATCCCGTCTCCGTCTTGGTCCACGAGTATGTAACCCTCGAACCACTCGATTAGGTCCAAGCTAGGGTCCGTGGTCGTTGGCGAGCGTTGCGACACCTCGCGCACGTTGCGCACGGTCGCCGTCGGCGTCTTGCCGTACGCTGCAACCGGCGTGAGGCGCGCAACATCCGATTTCTTGAATCCGAGCCGCACGAGTTCGCTGCGCGTGTCAATGTGGCGCTCGAACACGGCCGGCGCCTCTTGCAAGTCCTGTGAGTCCCAATGTTTCGGATAATGAAAATTCTCATTCGGCACGCAACGCGCGCGGAACCGTTTGAGCGTGCGCGTCCCGCGCTTGATGAGCGTGCCCTCCTCCGGATCATAGCTGACGAGTTCGGCGTCCGGCGCGACGAGCGTATGCACCTCCGGCGCCACATTCTCGAACGTTCGCGTGGAGGTTTCGTCAAACGTTTCGACCCAAACCTTCATGATCCCATTGCGGACGGCGAGCGCGTTTTTGATGGCCTGCGCGAGTTCGATAAAGCCATTGTTCCGCCGCATCACGTAGTGCGTCACGACGTCCGATTCCAACGCCGCTTGTTGCTCGTCATCGGCGCCGAGAGGTTCGAACTCCGCGATGTTGTCCGACGCGAACGCGTCCAACATTTGCGCGAGGTTGGCCTCAACGCTCGCGCTCATATCGCCGGCGACCGCCGTTGATCGGCCGGGGGTCTCATCACCTCGCAAGCGTTGGAGGTAGTAATCCCATGCGGCCTTGAAGTCCTTGGCGTGCTCGTCCTGTTCCCACATCACGGACTCGCGGAGTAGTTCGCGGCAAATCGTAAACAACTGGTCGTCGTTGAACCGCCTATCCGCCACGGCGCCCTCCCGCAATGACGGCCTTGTCGTGCGCCGCATAGTTCGGCGCCGGTCCCCACGCGCGCGCTCCTCGAGCCGGCTCGCGCCACTCATAGGCCGCGAAATTTTCGAGCGCGCGCGCGAGGTATTGCTCGAACGTCGCCGCGACAGTTTGCGTGAATTGGTCTTGAACGCTTTGAACCTCGCGCATCCGATAGCCGTTGAGCGAGTCCACGAGGAGTTGATTGCTCTCCGCGTCCCATGGGCGCGGCGAGGTGTCAATCGTGAGCCGGGACAAGAACGCTTGCGTTATCAGCATCCGCCGGCCGTCCTCCATTTGCGGCGCGTGGACGAGGTTGTAAACGCACAGATCGTTGTACAGCGCATCCCAGACGCCCGGAGGTTTCTCAAACGGGAGGACATGCTTCCCGACGCGCCACGGATAGCGCGATTGCACCTCGGCGACGCAATCCGGCAACGATTGGAAAAACCAGCTCCGCGAGCCGACGCAGAGAAAATCTTCGCGATGAGGCTGGACAAGCACGACGGACACGTTGACCGGCGCGAACTCCAAGGCCCATGCAGCGAACACGGGAAAGCGCGCGTCATAGCTTCTCACGCGCGCCCCTCGTGCTGCATGGCGGCAACTTGCGAGCCGTAAATCGCGCCGGCGGCGCTCGCGGTTGGCTCGCAATAGAATTCCTCGCGGATGAGCGCCTCAACGCGTGTCGCGTTGTTGTGATACATCGGCATGAGCGACGCGCGCTCCTCCTCCACGTCGCTCGCGGACACTACCGCGCGCCCGTCCTCGCGCTTGGTTTGCTCGATTGTGCGGAGGTCGCAATACCATCCGGGCGCGTCGAAAAGTTGGCGCATCATCTGGTAGGCGTGATTCTTGCCACGATACGTCGTGATGAACGCCGCCCAACCGCCATTCTGGACGAGTATTGGCATGATGTACGGCCACGCGCGCGGATCGCACAACGACCACTCGGAGAACAGCACTCCTCGGACGTCCGATCCCATGAGGGAATCGTAACGATCCGAGCCGCAAAGTTGGTACGTTGAGCCGTTGGTGAACCGGCGAAACATATCGGTTGCGTTCTCATACGCAACCATTTCCGGCGGGAACACGACGTCCAAGAGGCGCCGGCCGGAGCCGGGATCGACGCCGTTGAAAATTGCGCGTTTTGCTTGGACCGCGAGCGGATACAGGTGCCAATACGCGCCCACGTTGACGTCCGCCTCCGAGCGGACCAACTCCAACCCGGTCCGGTCCTTACCGGCGCGCCTATGCCAAATCGTGAGAAAGCGCGTGCAGGGTCCGCGCTCGTGCTTCCATCCGCTGCAACTGCTAGAGCTCGCAACATCTCCGCCGGCGCGAGCTGAAAAAATATCCGCCTGGTAGTGACGGGGGCGCCAAGTCCGCTCCGGTATCGCGGCCGGAGCGGCGTTGGCTTTTCGTTTGGCGTTGTATCGCGGCACGGTTCCCCGTAAGTGACGCCGGGCCGGGAGGTTGGGTTTCAGCGATGAACCAATGGGGAGTCCACAGCGAACCTCCCGGCCGGCGCCGGGCGTTTCGCATGTTGCACTATTTTGTCAAAAAGTCAAAGATTTCGCGGGGATTCGGCGCGTTTTATGTCTCATGGGGAGCACCAATGTCCATCCGCTACATTGCGGCGGTCCTTGATCGCCTAACACACCTCACGCCGTCCGAAACCCTCGTGCTCGTCGCGCTCGCGGACAACGCGAGCGACGACAGGCGCTTGGCGTGGCCGAGCATGGCGAGTATTTGCCGGAGGTCGCGCCTCTCGCGGCGCGGCGCGCAAAAGATTCTCCGCCGGCTCGAGGAGCGCGGCTTGATTGACATTGCGACCGGCGGCCAACACGAGGGCGCGAACCTCACCAACCACTACCGCTTGCGGTTCACCTATGACGGGGAACGCATGGAGACGGCAGATAAGTTATCCACAGGGGGGGCGAACGGGGTTCGCCCCGGGGGGCGAACGGGGTTCGCCCCGGGGGCGAACGGGGTTCGCCCCGGGGGCGAACGGGGTTCGCCCCGGGGGGCGAACCGGGTTCGCACTAACCGTCATAGGAACCGTCATAGAACCGTCATTGAACCTAAGAGCGATTTAAAAAAATCGCCTGTGAATAACTCGGACCCGGAAATGCGGAAAGCCTCGGAGTCGCTCGTCAACCTCCTCGCGCGCCTCCAAGCTGACAGGGACAAACCCGAATGACGGTCGCGGCTCTGTTCGTTCAACGCCGAGGTGTGTACGCCGGCGTGCCGGATGTGGAGCTATGGGACGCCAAGCGCGACGCCCGCACCTATGCCGGACCGTGGCCGGTCGTCGCGCACCCTCCGTGCTCGCGCTTTTGCCGGCTCGCGGGCCTCGTGGAGAAACGTTGGGGATACAAGCGCGGCGATGACGGGGGGGGCTTTGCGGCGGCGCTCGAGGCCGTGCGGAAATTTGGCGGCGTGCTTGAGCACCCGGCCTACTCGGACGCGTGGACGATCTACGGGTTGCCAATCCCGAACGTTGGCGGCGGATGGCAACGCGGGATAGAAGGCGGATGGACCGCGCATGTTGAGCAATTCCGCTACGGCCACGCCGCCCGCAAGGCAACGTGGCTCTACGCGTACGGCGTCAAGCACCTCCCCTCGCTCCGTTGGGGATGCACGCCGGATAAAGCCTCGCTCGCGCTCGTGAGCTGGTGCGGCAACAATGGCGGCGAGCCGTTCTTGCCAGAAGCGCTTCGCGAGGAGTAAGGTCGCGCTCTCCGGCCGCGCTTGAGCAAGCGCGCCTCGAGCGCCACGCCGCCGGAATTTCGGGACTTGTTGTTGGCAATAGCGAGGTCAGCAGCGTGACACGATGGACGGCGGATGACGTGGCGGACCACATGGCGAGGGTTTATGACGGTAAAGCACGAGGAGTCGGCGGCGTGGGCGCACTGGATTTACACGGCCTATCCGCGCCGCGCGGAGAGCCTGACACACCGCCAAAAAATCACGGAGCTCGCATCCCGCGCGGACCGAGCGCGCTTGAGAGCGAACTCGCCGGACACCTCTCGCTCATGGGACTCAAGCCGGAGACACAATTCCGCTTCGATCCCGACAGACAGTGGCGCCTAGACTTCGCGTTTCCGGACGTCCGCATAGGCGTCGAGGTGGATGGCGCGATATTCGCCGCTGAGAACGGCACGGAGGCCGGGCGCCACGCGCGCGGCGCCGGGAGGTGTGCGGACATGGAGAAAAGAAACGCGGCGGCCGAGGCGGGATGGCGAATCCTAGCCTATGGGCCGCCGCACGTAAGGACCGGACAGGCCGCGTTGCAGATTGAGCGGCTAGTCCGCAAGTGCCGTGAGGCGCTCGCTCAGGGATCGAACGAGAACGAGACGGACCCTCCGTTGAGGTAATTCACGCGCGCGGCGGCGTCCTTGCGGCCACGCTCGCCAGCATGGTCCGAGTCCGAGTGCCACTCGCCGCGCGGATCGTAGAAACCAACCGTGTAGACCGGCCAACCCTCGTCCGTGTCGCGCTCCGAAAGTACGTAAACCCACGTCATGCCCGCTCCCCCGGCTCCGGCTCGATCGCGCCCGGCGTCAATGGCGCGCTCGAACGGTCCGCGAGGCTCCCCAACGCGCTTAAAGTCTCGCGTTTCGGACCAATACCACGCGCCGTCTCCCTCCTCGCCGCCCTCGGTCGTCATCCAAAAAACCCAATATGTTTTCAATCGCTTCTCCGGTTGCGAAAAATTGCCGCTCATCACTGAAACCTCCGTTTTTCGCGTTCGAGAGTCTCCGCGAGTTGTCCCTCAACGAGCCATTCAACCAATTCGCGGGCCTTGAGCGTGCGGATGGCGTGGAGGATTTGCGCCCCCCGGAGGGGGGCGCAACCCAACGCGTCCATAATCGCACGCACGCGCTCTAGGTCGTCGCGGTGATAGAGCCAACCGCCGGAGCGTGCGGTCCGCGTCCCCGGCTTGTTGGCGCTCTCACGCCGCAACATTGGGCCTAGTTCCTCGTTCAAGTTTTTCGGCGTGCAGGGTTTGAGGAACAGCGCCGCCGTGCGTGCATCGGACCACTCAAGCATGGCCGTTTCCGTGGATGAGTCGCGCGACCTCGCGCGTAAAGAGCCTGATTTCCCCGTCCGCTCGCCGACAACGGATTGGGAATTTGCGCCGTTTCATATCGAGGCCAACGACCGTATACGTCTCGCGTCCGCTCGTGAACTCTTTCCCAAGGTCGTCCGGCTTGAGGTCGAACAGGTGCGCGAACACGAGGAACTCGTCCCGCGTCTTTTGCTCCATCGCCGCCGAGCCTCCCGGCGTGATAGCAACTTGAAACGTGACGGTTGCATTGTCGTACTTGGCACTTTTGACCTCCACAACGCAACCGTCTAGGTTCGATAGGTCCAAATGCTTTTCCAAGCACTCTTGGAGGACCGGGCGGATAGCCTTCGCCATTAGCTTGTTCACTTGCGCACCTCCTCGGAGCCAATGTTGAGCGCGAGCCACGCGACCGAAATGCACGCCGCAATGTCCGCAAGGTCCGCGAGCATTTCGCGCGCGGGAGGCACGGCCGGATCGCCGTACCCCTCCGCGACTAGCCGCGCCAACTCGCGGTCCGTGATTTCCGACATACGCCGTTGCAACTCAATTTTCCGTTCGGGCGTCATGGCTACTTAGCCTCCGTGGCAATGAGGTCCACGAGCCGCGACCATTCGTCGGATCGTCGCTCGAACATTAGCTTTAGGCTCGCCACGACGTCGTTGTGTTGGTCTAGCGCCATCGTCGCGAACAGCACGCGCGCGGTGTGCGCGTCAACGCGGATCGTCACAGAGCCGCCCGGGATTTCTTGGTTAACCTCTATCGGACTAACCGTGGTCGTCATTTGGTAGTGCATACCGAATCCTCTCTTTAGTGGTAGTATCGAATCGGGACCGGCATAGTATGCCGGAAACGGACGCCAAAGTAACGAGACGTGCGTCACAGAGCCGCTATCGCTCCGGCCGATTTAAACGCGATTAGAGCCTCGCGAGCCGGACCCTATACCTACATAGCGGCCTGTCCGAGTAGTCACCTCAGACCACTTTATGCAAGTATTTCTGCATACGCAGAAATGCTAGGCGGAACAGTGTCTTAAAAAGGTTAGGGGGCGCAATGAAATCAAAAAACGCGGTACACCAACCGTCGCAACGTTTCAATAGGCGAAAGACAGATTTTTCTCTTGACTACGAAACGGAGAAAGAGTACCGAGCGGCCGTGGCCGGCGCTCGCCGTCTCGTCGTCGTTGTGATTCTCGCATGGTGCGGAGTTATTGGATTGTTTGCCGCGCTATGCAAGTGGTGAGAGCTGCTAATGACGTGCTCGAGGTCGCGCCGTGCTCGTGCGAGCGACGTTGGGTTGGCGTGATGGACGAGTACACGGAGCTATGCCCGCTAAACTGCGAGCTCCGGCAAACCGGCAGCGCGGCCGGCGCCGCGAACATGCCAGGAACGCGCGCCAAAATCCGACGAACGGTACTTGACAGGGGGAGCGGCGTAGGTGTAGGCTCTTGCGAAACCTAGCTCGACTTCGCTACCGCTACGCTAGCGGTTTCGCAAGAGCCTACA